ATGCTATGCAGCAGGCTACACGGTGGCTCAGAGCGTTTGAGAGCAGCGGCGGTGTCGAATTAGACGACCTTGAACAAAGTGCGTTTATCGGGCTTCTAAAAGCCGTGCAGACATGGAAGCCGGAAAGCGGTGCATTCTCCACTTGGTACACCATCCAGCTAAAGGCGGTATTTGTAGAGGTTTACGGGATGAGGACGAAACGAACGCGCGAAGACCCGCTCAATAAATATCATTTATCGCTCGATACGCCACTGGATGAGAACGAAGACGGCAGCTTTACTATCGCCGATATTTTACCGGATGAAAGAGCAGAGGCAGAATTTGAGGACATCGAACAACGAGACTTTCAACAGGCTGTGCAAGCGGCACTTGCACAACTGCCAAATGCACAGCGCGAGGCCATCATCGGTGAATTCTGGTTCGGGCGAAAGCCTGATGCAAAGGCGCGGCGGGAAGCAATACGAGCCCTGCGGCACCCGCGTATCCGCAAACCGCTGATGGAGTATTACTAATAAAAAACACTGAAACGTCAGATAAAGCAGAGCCGGAAAGGGGGCTTTTCAAACTTTGTCAAAGAAAATTCGAGATGAGACCATTATTGACGCGCTTTTGATCTCCGCGACAGTGCGGAGCGCGGCGGCAAAGCTCGAGATCAACGAGCAGACGATCTATCGCCGAAAACGAGACCCTGAGTTTATGCAGAAGTATAACGAGGCACGGCGCGAGCGAACCGAAGCGGCGCGTAACGTATTGCAGGAGCGGGCACATGCTGCTGCGGATACGCTGGCAACGATCATGCAGGATGCAGACGCGCCCGCACAGACCCGCGTAAGCGCCGCAGCAGAGATTTTACGACAGAACGTGAAATATACGGAGATCACAGACATCATGCAGCAGCTTGACGAGCTTGAAGCATGGCGAAGGGAGCAGGAAAACCGATGAGGAAGAATTATGACATTCGCCTTGCGGCGCTGCGGGAATATCTCAAATCGCTGTCAGCCGATGAAACTACTTTTATTGTCGAGGGCGGCGCAGAGTATCACACAAAAGAAGATCCTTTTAACTACCTGATGCAGCACGGCGCAGTTACTCACGACGGGCGGCGCATTGTCCTTTATCCGCACCCAGTAGAGGGCATAGACGGGCTTAGCTTGAGCCTTTACCAGCTTATTGACGAAGCCATTGAGCGCGGCAAGCTGGAATTGCCGGAATTGGAGAGTGACGAACTATGAACAGCAGTATTAAAGCCCGCCTTGCCTCTTTACAGGCGATTGCAGCGCAGAAGCAAGAGGGCGTAGCTATTATGACCCTGCTTGAAAATGGCGCGTGGGCGGCTTGTAGAGCGCCGCAAAGCCCTGAAAAGGTGTTCCAAACGGAACAGGCAGCACGAGATTATTTATCAGACTGCGAATGTGTTATCATTATCGACCTTTAAGAAAAACAGCGCAATAGCACATAAAAAAGAAAGGAAATTTATTATGGACTTTAAGGCCAACATTGAAACCCGCGAGAGCGTAGAAGCAAAGGCAAAGGCCGCTTTCGGCTTTGATTTGAGTAGCGCCCTTGACCTTGTAAAGCGCGGCGACTATGACAGCGACGAGGCGTATTTGGACGCTTGCACCCGCGCCGAGTTGGAGCGTAGCAGCCCTGAATACAGAGCCGCCAGAAGCCGCCTAAAAGTCGAATACCAGGCACGGCGAGAGGAACAGGAGCGCAAGGCACAGAGCGAAAACTATAAAGCAATCCGCAGCAGCGTGAGCCTTGACAGCGTAGACAAGCACAATATCGATGAAGAAGCCGCCGCACTTGCCCGCCGCGATCTTTCCGCAAATCGTATTGCCGCGTCCGATCTGGGCGCGACCATTGAGAAGTACGCGGCAGAGCTGACGGAAAAAGCAAAGGACAGTAAGGCCAGCAGCGCTCTTTTCAATGCTATGCTGCGCGGTCAACTGTAAGGAAAGGAGAACACACCATGAGCCAGTTTAACATTTACGCCCGAAAGCTCGATACAGTTTTCAAAGAAGCCCGCAGCGAATACAACACCGCTTTCCGCGCACTCCAAGAGGCGCAGCAGGCCAGCCGTGACGCTAACGCATGGAAGCCCGGAGACAGCGCCGAGGAAAAGCAGGTTAGAACAACCCGCGCAGCGCTAAAGCTGCATGACGCAGAAGCCACCTTTAACGAGGTGAGCGCCCGCGTTTGGGACAACTTCAAGGCCACGCGCCGCACGATCCGCGCCGAGCTGGAACAGGCAGTGCGCGCCGCCAATATTGCAAACCCCGACGCAATCGACAATAACGCCCTTGAGCTGATGAAAACCGGCGTTCTTTCCCCGGCTGATTACTCCGCGTTCATGGAGCGATTCGACAGCAACCCCACCATGCTAAAGTTAGTGGGTCACTACGCAGCCGAAGCCGCAAAGACTACGGACAGCCGCCGAGAGGCTGCAGCCCTTAACGCTATCGCTCTTGACTGCCAGAGCGGGGAGGGCGCAGTCATGCGGGCATGGGATAGCATTTCGGCAATTTCTGACAGTTGCGGCGACGGGGACGGCTACCGGCGCAAATCGCCCGGTGTAATTGTCAGCATGAGCGAAAAATGGGACGATCTCGCGGGCGAGGCCGTGGAGAACTTCTGATTTTCGATAAGCGGCAGAGATCAACATTCTGAATACGAAGCTTCCTGAAAACAAATTTAAGGAGAGATAAATATGGAACTTAGTTTTGCGAACGGTGTGCAGGAATACACCGTGCACGGCGTTAAGGGCGATGTGATCATTCGATTCAACCCGACTGACGGCGCATTTATCCAGCGTCTTTACAACGCGTTTGACACACTGGACAAGAAGCAGGAGAAATACGCAGATGAGGTGCAGAAGTGCGGCGACCGCGTTGAGATTTTCAA